GCCAAGAAGTCACCAATAAAAAATTAAGTACAAAGAGATTTATAACAAACAGATTAACTACTAGGGGGTACTAATGGCTAACACCCTAAGAACAGTTTACACTAACTTTGCAAGTGGTGAACTTAACCCATTACTAATTACCAGAACAGATGCTAATGCTTACTTTAGTGGAGCTAAGACTTTGCGTAATTGGTATCTATTAGATGAAGGTGGGATTATGCGTAGACCTGGAACTACATACAAAGCAACGTTGCCAGGCAAATCTAGAGTTATCCCTTTTATTTTTTCTAATGATGAACTAGCAGTATTTGTTTTATCTAATGGAAGATTAGATATTTATGATGATGCTGGAGCATCTGTACAAACTAACATTACTACAAATGTAAACTGGACTGAAGCTCAGTTATTTGAATTAAACTATGCTCAGTTTGGAGATACAGTATTTATAACACATAGAGATAATCCTACTTTAGAAATTAAAAGAACTAGTGCTATTACATTTACAATTAGTGTTTTTTCATTTGAATTAGATGAAGATATTGTTGTATCTGGTGCTAAAAAGAAACATGCACCATTTTATAAATATGCAGATGCCAGTGTATCTTTAACCTTATCAACTGGTGCTACAGGAACAGGAAGAACTATTACTGCTTCTAGTGCTATATTTAATTCTAGTTATGTAGATACTTATTTAAAAGTAGATGGATCACAAATTAAAATTACTGGATATACATCCACTACTGTAGTTACTGGCACAGTTATAGAAACTGTAGCTGCTGGTGCTGGCCCTCACTTTGAATGGGAAGAAGAATTAATATCTACAGTACATGGATATCCACAAGCTGTAACTTTCCACGATAACAGATTATATTTGGGTGGAGTTAAAGATGCTCCTGCTGCTGTAGTAGGATCACAGGTTGGTGGATATTATAACTTTGATGTAGGCAGTGGGAATCCTGATGAAGCTATAAATGTATTTGTATCTGGTGATAGAGTAAACGAAATTAGACATTTAGTATCTTCAAGAAACTTACAAGTATTAACAGATGGTGGTGAATACTTTGTTCCTACATCGACAGATACTTCTGCTGTTACACCTGGTAATATATCTTTTTTAAGACAGACACCTTATGGTTGTAGTAGAGCCAGACCAATTATTTTTGACGGTGCGACATTGTATGCACAAAAGAATGGTAAAGCAATAAGAGAATATTTATTTAGTGATGTGGAAAATGCTTATGCATCTACATCAATATCTATCCTTGCATCTCATTTAGTTAATGCTCCAGTAGATATGACTATGATAACTGGTACAACTACTAGACCTGAACAGTTTGCTTTCTTTACTAACACAGATGGTACACTTGCCTTGTTTCACAGTGTTAGAGCTGAGAAGATTGCTGGATGGACTTTATGGACAACTAAAACAGATGATGAGTTTGTATCTATTACAGCATTAAACGAAAATTTATTTTGTGTTTGTAAAAGAAATTTAGAAGGTTCAACTATATACACATTAGAGAAATTTGCTGAACAAGATGATTTAACATTAGATTGTTCTGATACAACAACAGTTAATCAACAAGGTACTCCATTAGTGAATGGTGGTAGCCAATCAGGTACAAGCCTGAATGTAGATGGATATACATCTTCCCCTAATATTGGAGATATAATTACTATTGGTGGTGTAACTGGAAGCTATGAGATATTAACTGTAACAGCTACAGCTAGTGGTTATACAATAGTATTAGATAGTTCTTTAGATTCTTCACCTGCTGATAATGCCGTTATTACTATAACATCAGGTCGTGTCCATAACAGTCCAGCTCATTTAACTGAAGAAGAAGTTAATGCTGTTGATGGTACATTTTCATTAGGTACATTTACTATATCTGCTAGTGACACTATTACTTTTAATGAAGCTCATAGTGCTGGTGTGATAGTAGGATTTAACTATGAACCTAGTTTAGAAACTATGCCAGTTGATAGAGAAGTAACAGATGGGCCATTGACTGGACAGATTAAAAGATTATCTAGAGCAGTAATTGATCTATCAGATACATTAAATGTAGCTTTACAAGCAGCTGATAATACTGCTAAAAGTTTAGTTATTAGACAAGTAGATTTTAATGTAGCTAATCCAGTCGCTAAAGTAACTGGTAAAAAAGAGTTTTTCTTTTTAGGTTATGACAGATCACCTACATTAAAGATTACACAAACAGCACCCTTGCCTTTAAAAGTTTTGGGTGTAGCATTAGAGGTAGTATATTAAAATGGGAATAGATCCAGCAACATTATTTTTAATAAGTGCAGGTATATCTGCCGTAGGTACTTTTCAACAAGGAAGATTAGCTAGAGCAGCATATGCAGAAGAAGAAAGAAGATTACAATCAGAAAAACAAACTTCTTATTTGCAAGGAATGCAAGAAGAATTAGAAAGACGCAGACAAACAGAATTAACTTTAGCTAATAATAGAGTATTTTTAGGAGGTAGTGGGATATCTGAAAGCGATAGTTTTGATGCTATACAAGAAGATGTTATAAATTTAGCAGCTAAAGACATAGGATCTATTAGATTAAATACAAATAATGCTTTAACTAATTATGATAGAGCAATATTTAATTCAAAAATTAATAGACAGTCATCAGATATGGGAACAATCTTTGGTGTTACTTCAACTATAGCAAATGGTTGGGCATACGCTAGTTACTATAAATCTCCAACTACTACAAATCCTGGAGGATCTCCAACGGAGGCTAAGAAAACTATTGGCTAATGAATTAAAAAGAGGACAAAGAAATGTCTTAACATCTTCTACTGCTACTATTAGTAGAATGGGTGTAGTTAGTCCAACTATACCTCAGATATCTGAATATACTAATATGATTAGTAAACAGTTAAGCAACTTAGCTGAAGTACAAGCTAAGTCTATTGATGCTGATTACTTAACTAATTATGATATTAATACTACTAAGTTTATTACTGAAAAAACAAACGCAATTTTAAATAGTCAAGATGAACCTGATCTTGTTAAATTTCAAACAGAATTAGAATCTTACTATAGTGCTATTGAGAAAGATTCACCTCAAAGATTAAAGTCACAAATACAACAAACATTCTTTAACAAGTATTTAAATAGTATTGAGCATGTCAAAAACCATGCAAACAATGTTAAGTTTAATAAATCTGGTGAAAATTTTGAGTTAAGTAAAGCAAATGTATTTGATTATCTTGGTTTTGAAATAGATAACATTATTAAAACACAAGATCAAAATATGTGGATGGGTTCATTAGAAAAGTTATTTAGTAAAGATGCTACACCTGAATTATTTAAGTTAGCTAGTCTATATGACAATCATGTTAATTTAAGTATGGGAAAACTAAATGATTCTAATAAAGATGCTATGCATAAAAGCATTATGGTAGATGCAGAATCTTTAAGATTAAAAGGTGTCTTAAAGATGTTAGCATTATCTAATACAGATAACTTTGAAGAAATAGGATCTCAATATTTATTAGAATATAAATTAAATAAGAATGATCGTAGGGCTGTAAACTATGATATTTTTGGTGAAATATCAGATACTGTTGTTGATGGTGTTATCAATAATGCAAAGAATGAATTATCTACTTTAGTAAATTTAAACAAAGATGCTCAAGCTAGTAAGATAGCAGCAGATAAATTAGCACTATTACAAAACTATAATACATTCACTACATCTATAAAAGATTTAACAAATGGTTTTGTTATGATGAATAATGATAACAAACCTATAACTGAAATAGATTTATCCGTTATGGGTTTTAGCGATAGTCAAGCAATTAAACTTGTAGAATTAAATAATGCTAAGATGCAAGTTGTTGATTTATTAAGAGAAGCTAGAACTACTGATATTCCTTTAGCACAGTTATTAGAAAATTCTACTTATGAACAATCTATTTCTTTATTGGGTGGGAAAGATGCTATTATTAAACAATACTATGAAACAGAGTTAGGTTTAAAAGATGACATATCTACTTATCAAAGTGATATGAATGATTTGAATTTACAAAATATGTTACAACAAATTAATAAAAATCAAGTAGCTCCTCCAGGTTATGTTGCATTTTTAAATAGTGCTACTAATACACCTTTTTTAAAAGAAGCTACATTTGTAGAAGTTAAAGATGCTATTATGTCTGCTTTTCCTACATGGAATGTAGCGACAGATGGTGGATCTATAGATATTAAAAATATTCCTGCTGATGTTAATAAGATAATGAAAGAAGTATTATCTATGCAAGAAGATGGTTTTACTTACGATCAAATTGCAAACAATATACAAAAAGATTTAAATTTATCTGGCACAGAAAAAGCTCAAAAAACTAAAAAGACTGATAGATACCTAGAAGAATATCCTATTGATGTTGGTAATGTAATCTATCAAGCATATCAATCTTATTCCGATAATTACAAAAGAGTAGATTTAAATGGAAAAACTATATTAGGTACAGAAGAAAATATTGTTGAAGGATTTAGTCCTATGTTACCTAAGAGTTGGTGGAATGATTTAAATGATATGTTGTTTGAAATACCTGGATCAGGTACAGGATTTGATCCTATTACTTTAATTAATAAAGGATTAAATAAATTAAAAGCTGCTACTTATGGAGATGATTTTGAAGATGAGTTTATGAAACATTATGAAAACATTTTTAGAAATAGTGTTTCATTTAATGACGATCAGGCAGCTTTAGAAAAAAAATCTCAAGCTGCTGGTTATGAAGCTATGAAAGTTATGGCAGGTATGGGTTATGGATATAGTGAATATATGTCACCTGATGGTGAAGGATCATTTCAAAAGTATTCTTTAGAAAGTGTATTTGGTGGTGATAATAGACATCTTCAAGATTATGGAGCTGGTTTTATATTAGGTCAAATTATTGAATACGAAAAAGCTGGTCAAACACAAGAGTTAATTAATATGGGATTTGTTGATTATGATGGAAACTATATAAGACCAACAGCACAACAAGTATTAGAAATGTTAGATGATGGTAAGTTTTATTTTACATGGGATGGTGAAGAACCAGGTAAAGTTGGAGGCAAAGCTAACAATGTAAGATATGATTTATTTTATAATAACTACGAAGATCTACAAGGTAGAGCATCTGTATTAACAAGCAAACCTATATTTCAATTTGATCCTAATAATAAATTTAATCCTAATTATTACACATCCGATATTAATATTGATAAATTAAAATACTCATTAGCAAATGATGCTACTAAATTATTACCAGATAACAGTCCTGTTAGAGAATTTGTAACTAAATACCAAAGTTTAGGTACTGCATATGTTTGGGATTTTATAACCAAAATAGCACCAGGAGAAAGAAAAAACATATTTGATGAAAAAATGGTTAATGATATTGCAATACTAGAACAAGATTTAAAATTTAAAACAGGTAAAGTTTTAAGAGAAATGTTTAGTAATGCTCCTTATAAAACATTAGGTGATAAATTAGTTTCATTTGATAATTATTTTAGAAATGTAAATATAGCAACATCAGGTAATCCTGCTCCTGTTCCATTTGATACAGATAAAGCTACTACTATTATTAATGAAGTAGATTCTGTGTTTGAAGATTTAGGTGGGTTTGAAAAAACAATTATCAGTGAAGTATTATATAGTATGCCTGATATTAATAAGAATGATTTGTTCAAGGCTATTAAGAAAAGAGATTTTAAAAAGATTAATAAACTAATAGGTATGGATAAAGGAACTCTTATTGAAGGTATGTTATATACTCCAGAGATATTTCAACAATGAAAACCTTAAGAAGGGATGATCCTAACGATTTAAATATTGTTGAAAATGTTAGTACTCCTTTTAGTAGTTATGTTAATGATGTAGTTCAAGATCCACAAATGTTGTGGAGAGGATTTAGTTATGGTTCTGTTATTGGAACTGTATCAGACTTTCTAACTAATACTAAACAATTTGAACCTGACGAAGAATATGATGTTAATAAAGATCCTAGATTATTTAAATATAGAACAGCTATACCAAAATATTTTGCTAGTAGTGTTAGTGCAAAAGAAACCACTAATAGATTATTAGAATTTGAACAACATTTAAAAGATACAAACAATCCTATATATCACATTACTTCTTTATTAGGAGAGATATCTGATCCTAGTACATGGGTATTTGGTAGTGGTCTTATTAAAGGTGTTAAAACAGTAGCTAAATTTAAACAAGCTGGAAAAGAATTAACTCAGTTTTCTAAATTAATGGCAGGAGAAGAAGCTGTTAAACAAATGTTAAATGAAAATAGATCTTATCAAGATGCTTTAGTAGTAGGTGGATTTGCTTGGTATCTAAATAGAATAGGTAAAAAATTTCTTAAGTATGAAGATGGTTCAAAAATATTTGAAGAAATGAAATTTTATGAGAATGCATCTAATACAGAGATGCCTCCTATTATATCTAAAGCTACTTCTAATACTATGTATTCTAAACAATCAAAAAATATTGAAGATGCAATAGTTGCTATTAAATCGGAATATCCAGACATTATTATTAATAGAGGCAAAGGAGTAGGCAAGTATGTTAATGATACATATGTACCTGCATTTATTAGAAGAAATCCTGATTTAAGTGTAGCTGAGTTAAATATAGACGAAAAAGGTATTATTAAAATGTACAAAGATAAAAGATATTTAAAGTCTAGAATACCTGGAGTTGAACCATTTAAAGAAGGTGACTTTGCAAATGAAGGAGAATGGTTAGAGTTTGTAATTAGACATGAGTTAGCTCATGTTAGATTATCTAAAGATGCAAATGAAACTAAAGCAGCTTATGAAAATAGAATAAACAAAATAGCATATCAACAAATATTAGAAAATAGAACAGGTAAAGTAGCTAGACAAGGATCTGTTTTAGTAGATCAACAAGTAATAGATAATTCTAGAAGATTAAGTGAGTTAAAATATAGAAACAAAATTGATCCTAGAATAACAGACGATCAATTAAAATATATTAAAACAGGAACATTTTTAGAAAAGTTGGGGTATACACCAATGGATAGATTAATTAATTATGGCAATAGAACAGTAACTGAGTTTGCTTTAAATATGTTTAAGAGTCCTTTGTATATAGAAGCTAACAAATTAAATTATGGTGAAATGCCTGATAGTGCAGAAGCTATTAAAGCAGTTAGTTACACACCCCTTTTAAAAGATTTTACTGATAAATTAGAAACACATTATGCAGAATACTTACTAGAAAATGGTATTAATAAATTTGATGTTGCTAAGAAAGTTAAATTAAAGTTTTCAAATAATAAACAAATTTTAACCTGGCAACAATTTAAAGAAGCAGTACCTTATGCTATATTAAGAGGATATAAATATCCTGAAGTTCCTAAAGTAGAACAAGCAGCTAGATCTTTTTTTCAATTTACCAAACCTTTAGGAGATAGAATAGATCAAACTGGTTTATATTTAATTAAACCAGATAGAGAATATGAGTTTTTTAAGAATGCTTTAAATGAATTAGAAAAGTTTAGAGATCCAAGAAGTCAAATGTTTGATCCTAAAAGAATCTTTACATATACCTATCCTAGAACAAAAAAGAAAGTTAGTTATACCTATGAACAATTAAAAGAAAAAGTATCTTCTTTAGAGCAATTAATTAATGATGTAAGTAAAAGTGGTAAAAGAAAAAATTATTTTACTGTTATGTGGAATTTTGATTTGATTGTAAAAAACTACGAAACATTTTTTAAAGATGTTTATCCTATTGTATTAAGAAACTCTGATCCACAATATGCAGAAAAGATTATGGAAAATTTTAAAAACTATAAACCTTATGAAGTTGGTGAAGATAGTATAGAAGGTGTATTAGCAGGTGATGAATTTATATTTAAAGAAACAAGTTATTCTAGATATTTAAGATCAAGAAGCATTCCTCTTAAAGATATAGATTATGAATTTTTATTAGATAAAGGTTATATAGAAAGAGATATTGAAGTTATTGCTTCTCAATATTTTAAATCAGTTGTACCTGATATTATTCTTACAGAAAAGTTTGGAGATCCTTTTGGATTTGGATATTTAAATGATTATGTAAAAGATGTTTTTGCTCCAGGATTAAGACAAATACAAAAAGAATTTGATAGTAAAATTTATAATGAATTAGGTGAAGTAATCAATGAACCTTTAAGAAAAAAAAGAAATAAAATTTTAAAAGACTCAGAAGCTATAAGAGATTTATTTAAAGGAAGATACGGATTAGCAGACAATCCACAAAGGTTTTTATCTAGGGCATATAGATTAGTTAAACCATTAAACTCTATGGGAATGTTAAGTGGTGCATTAGCTGGATTACCAGATACAGCAAGAATTATTACATATAATGGATTAAAAAAAGCAATACCTAGATTGTTACAAATGTTAAACATAAGTGTTACTTCTGAAGTATTTAAAAAAGCAAACAAACAAGCTAATAGAGCAGGACAGGCTATAGAATTTATGTTAGATCATGGTAGAGCAAATCAAGTATATGGTTCACATCATGATACTTTTGCTACATTTAACAATGTAGATAGGTTTGTACAATCAGCTGCTGCATTTAATTTTAAATTTATTAATCAAATGGCAAGTTGGACATGGGCAGCAAAGACAGTTGTTAGTTCTGATGTTGGCACAGAAATTATTGAAGCTGCTTTTAGATTTGTAAATGGAAAAGCTACTAGTAAAGAAATTATGAAATTTAAACATGCTGGAGTATCACCAGAAGAAATACAAGATATTGTAGATGCTTATAAAAAATATGGATTTGGTAAAGATGGAACAGATTTTAATGCATCTTATAGTCTTTTAAAGTTTGCTAATACTGACAAATGGATAGAAAATTCAAAAGAAATTAATGCTGCTTTTAGATTTAATAGAATGTTAAATGAAACTATAGATTATGTAATTGTTACTCCTACTTTAGGAGATACACCTTTATTTGCTAGTAGAGAACTAGGTGCAGTAATTATGCAATTCAAAAAGTTTATCTTTGCTTTTGATAGAAAGGTTATGCAAAGAGGATTACAAGAAAGAGATTTAAGTTTTATAACTCAAATAATGGCATTGTTGTTTTTTGGTATGTTGGTTGATGGAATTAGATCACAACAATTAGGTAATGATTATAGTAAAAAAGATATAAGAGATAAGATATATGATGGGTTTGAAAGATCTGGAGCAGGTGGAATATTCTTAGAAACTAACAGAATGTTAGAAACATTGACAGATAATCGTGTAGGTATTAGACCTTTAATAGGAGTTGGAAAACCATACGGAACTTCTTTAGCATGGAAAACTGGAGTACTAGGGCCTACTGCTAGTACATTAGCTACTATTTCTCAAATTATGTACGATTGGGGTAGAGGTAAACATACACATCATACTGCTAGAAGAATAAGAAAACTTGTGCCTTTTAATAATATATGGTATTTGGATAGTATATTCGACAAATTAGAAAAAGGTATTAGATAATGGCACTACAAATAAGTGATACAACACCTAGATCCCAATATACTGCAACATCAGGACAGACTACATTTTCTGTGCCATTTGAGTTTTTTGATGTAGCAGATTTAAAAGTTTACAACGGCACTTCCCTCCTGACGTATAGTACATCACCATCATCTGCATCACAGTATTCAGTTACTGGTGCAGGTGTTACTGGTGGTGGATCTATTACATTAGGTAGTCCAGGTGCAACCTTAAATGATACCATAACTATTGTTAGAGATCTAGCTATTGAAAGAATCTCGGACTTTCCAGTATCTGGTAACTTCCCTATACAAACTCTTAATACAGAATTAGATAAGATTGTTGCTATGTTACAGCAACTAGAAGAACAGTTTGGAAGAACACTTCAATACCCTGTTACAACAACTACTGGATTCAATGTAGACCTACCTGAACTTGTAGCG